CCATACCGTTTATGAAAAGATTGTCTCTTTTCAGTAAACTTGAATTCTGGATCGTCAGTAGGAGACTTTGAAATTTTAGAGACTAATCTAAAAAATGGGTCTTGAGCTATTGCTAACTCTGACACCATAGAGCCAAAGTTGTATCTCCGTCTGAGGTCACCAGTACTTAACGCTGAGCCTGATAAGCCAGCAGCGTTTTCGTCCCATCCTGACTGTCCAGCCAAAGGATGTGGATAGGTTGTTAAAGCCATTTCTGACCTCCTATATTATTTTAACCTAGTAACTCGTTTAGCGGGGCTTCACTACCTTTGATGAAGTCAAAGACTTTTTCGTCTGGTGTTAATTCAACAGCAGGAGCATCACCAGCCGTGCTAACACTTCTTGGTTTTTTACGAACATTTTTCATCTGTTCCATAACCTCGTCTTGTGCACTTCTGGTAATGTTATCTTCTTTGTTTTGACGGTTCTTTAGATAATAAACATCATCCAAAGTAAGCTTATTTGACTTAGCAAATTGCATTAACTCGCTAAACTCAGAATCGTCCATTTGGTAACGAGACTTAAAACTTTGCTCGTCTGATACTCGCTTTGCTTCTTGCATTTGGCCATTAGCATGCTGAGATAATCTCTTTTGGACAATACCATCAACAGTTGCTTGTAGCACTTTCGCAGAATCAGAGCCAGTATCACTAATGGCTTCATCTGGATCAAATATAAACTCCTCGTCAAGACCGAGTTGTTCTTTAACGTTCACAGGTGTTTTACCCCCACCCTCAAAATAACCACGAACATGTGTGATTAAATTAGGGTCTTCTCTCATAGCATCAAGAATTGGTGCATAAGGCTCAAGTTCTGTCAATCGAGTGTTAAGCCGACGTGCTTCAGAGCTAGAATCTGAGTACCTTTTCTTGTAGTTGTGCTTGTCTATGCTGTCAGGGCTCCCTTGCTGAGAGGTTACCTCTTTACCCGCCCCAATACTTTGCGGGTTCATTTCAACAGTCTCTACTTGTTCGTTACTGCCATCATTATCAAGAATATCATGATTGATCTCTGAGTCTAATGCAGTAAAGAAATCATCCGAGCTATCAAAAATAGAGTCAACACCTGTTGAGTTATCTGCTTGAATTTGCTCTTCCATTTTAATCTCCTGTTAAATTATTATAAATAGTGTATGTAAGTCAACAACTTTATTCATTTTTTTTGCTATTATCTTTTCTCTGATTTCGCAATAGCTTTTGCTGTGCTTTAGTCTCGTAAACATCTTTTCTGATGTCCGCTTCAGCGGCTGATACTCGACCTTTAATCCCAGCTTGAACAAGTTGTCTTTGTAATGTTTGGACGTTTGCGTCTTTCATATCCAATTCTTCTTTCATCTGCTCCACTTGTTGTTGCAACTGTGCATATAAACTTTTTCTTTCTACTATTTCTTCTTTGTTCCTAATGTCTGTTTCACCTAACATAGCGATGTCATCGATAAGACCTGCCTGGAACCATTTAAAATATTCTTCTATCAAAGCCCATCTATTAACAGGCATAGTAGAGCCGCCAACATATCTAACATCAAACTTAGATGAAGCATAATCATTCCATTTGCCTATAACATCACCAAAGTCATTATATAATGGAACATTAATCCTAGATGAACTTTCTTCATTACTATCATCAGCTTGAGGTTGTACTATTCTAAATACCTTCTGAGCTTGATATGTATCTTGGGCTGTTTCTGCAAATACAGAACCTAAATGCTCTAAAGAAGGCTCAATCATAGTTTGTAACCATGCTTTAATCCTTCGAGTACCATGCTCGTCAACTGCTAACATACCTCTGTACGTTTCATGCTGGGATGAAGTATCTCCTTGCATAGCTGAATATATACCAGACATATATTCTATATCAGATTTACCCTGTTGTGTGATGGTATAAAAAGCATTATTTATAGCCATTGGTTGTATAGGTGTTGGAGATTCAAATCCTTGCCTATACTTTAAAAGAGCCCCAGGGGCTGATGAATATTTCTCCCACTCTTCCTCATCAATACTACCTTCTTGGTATGCCCATCTTAAATTAGATGATAAATTAGCATTATGTAACATGATCTGGTGAGCTTTATTAATCTCTTGTTGTTTGCCAACTAACGGGGTCACAGCACTCATTGGATACGGAGAACCAGTATATGTATAACAAATTGGGACTAATGGATATTCAGTATTAGCTAAATAATATTCATACAATAAAGTATCACCAATAACACAGCAAACTTTTATTCTAGTATCATAAAATCTAACAGCATCTACAATACTTGGACCCATTTGGCTAGATGCTTTCGTTAGTAAATATTCTTTCTCAGACATAACTATTGTTTCTGTCTTAGACAAATGCTCATCCAAATTAGCATATAATTCTTGAGCGTAAGATTCAATATCATCAGATACAGCTTGTTGCATTTTCTCCATTTCTAACTGAGCTCGTTCTTCAATGATTTCACCACTCTCTAAAGCCATTTGAATCTTCTGAACTCCTTCTTTGACCTCTACTTGCTTTTCAGCTGAGTATTCTTGAATCTTAGCATCAACTAGTTCTTTGGCTGTCTTAGCTCTTTTTTCTGTAACTGGTAACTTTATTACTACATTATAGTATGGCAGTTTTTCTTTAGAATATTGTTCATATAAATCTATTACTTCTTCTTGATCTCCAGTTGTTGGGTCATATGCTTCATCGCCAATGTTAATTGGGTCTATAATCTCTGATTGTCCTAAATCTCTTTCCGAAAACATACCACTTGAACTATCGTTAGAGCCGGTAGCTTTTTTAATTTTTCGTTTATGGTCTGGAAACATTTCCTCCAGATGTCTTTTCGGTAAGTTCTTTTTAATAATAATGTAAGACGCATCTCTAAATAACTGGTCTCTGCTCATCGGGTCTACATATACATCAAATGGATCAACTCTCTTTAGAATAACCTCACCCATACCCCTATCCATATCTGGCTCAACATCTACAAAGAAATATCCGACACCTTTAGTTAAACTATCTTGTATAATATTAGCAAATAAAGATTTACCTCCAGATAAACTCCAACAGTAAGCGGCTATGTCGGAATGTACAGCAGCTATATCAATATCAGACCCTTCTGTGCCAACAGCTTGCCATCTCGGGCTATTGGACGTAACAAAGAACTTCATCATTTCGACAACAGGTGTTATTCGGTTAATGATAAATGTTGGCATCCCAGATTCTTCTAAATTTTTCATTTCTTCGGCTGTGAGTTGCTCGTTTAGATAAAATTCATGAGACCTTTGTGCAACACTTTGCCATTTTCTACGAGCAGCTCCATTCGCCCTTTCCCATAGGCTTTTGACTATACCTGCTTTCTTTTTATTATTCATTCTAGCCATTTAATCACCTGATAGATGTTCTCTAATAATTGATCTATATGAAGGTCTGCGTCCGCTTGATGGTTGCAATTTTTCCGACTCGGTCATTGCACTTCCCATTAAATCTGTTTGATAAGACTGAGCAGCTAACGGAGCCTTCTTATTCCATTTCATTGATCTATCTTCCTTTTCTTCGCCACCATAATGAAAATTAAGCCACAAATCACCAGCATCACCAGTTTGTAATGCTGTCCTTATATAATCATCACTACCACTCTGCATAGCTAAGTTTGCCATCAATAACTCTTCTTGTTGCGACCGTGATAATTTGGACGGATCATCATGTTCTCTAGCCTTATGAAGCCATGTAGGTACTTTACTTTTGTCCATCCCTAAACCGTTTTCCTTGCCAGTAATTAAATTTTCATACCTGTTAATAGCCGTCTGAAAACCACGTGGTTTACCATCTTTGTATCCAACTTGAAATTGAAAGTAACCTCCCTTCCTCTCTCCGTAGTCTAAGTTTCGATTATCTGTTTCCATGTGACCTATTTGAGCTGATATGTTATCCATTTGCCCAGTAGTAACAGAAAACTTACTTTGCCAATATAAACCAGCATAGCCATATGTTTTAATACCATTACCCATTATAAACCTCTTATATTTAAAGGCATAGAGATTCCTAGCTTCCAATAGTCAAACGGAGTTCCCTTCTTAACGTATTCACCATGAACACCATATTTTCCTACTGGCACATTAAATCTACCTCGTTCCAGAGCATTAAACTTACCACCAGACATATTTATACCAAGCATATTATATAGATTACTAGCGAGACCCATAGGCTGTGAACTTGATGGCTTCTGTACTCCAAGATTTACATTAGGAGACATATCATACTTATTACTAAGAGCCCTTGCCATACTATATCCGCTTGTATTAGATAGATATTTATTAGCCATTATTTCTTCTTCCTTTTCTTCTTAGCTCTAACAGCCTTCTTATGTTCTTTCATAGCTTTTTTATATGTAGTCCCAGTCTTGCCTTTATAATGTTTTGGCATTATGCTACTATCCAGCTCTTAGCTTTTCTTACAGGTTTCATCCACTTCCCTTTTTCTGAATCAATCTTCTTCATATTAGGAGGAAAAGAGTGTAAGCTTGCGTAATAAAGTGATTCAATCGTATCATCATGTGCCATTTTAGGTCCAAATGTAACGATTTCATTGACTAAATCAAACATGTTCTCCCTCAAATGGACTGTGCCCATACTGAATCTACCGCTTAAACCACTGTAGATTCTATTCCTTTTTTGAGTTCCGCCAGGTTTTTCGGGTATTACAGCTATATCAAACCTATTTAACCTACGTCTTTCATCGTTTAGAGCTTGAAATATGCTACGATTCATTGCTACATCTTCAACAGTCGCAGAAACGCAATGATATTTGTTATACAAAGATATGATATAGTCCACCACACCAATACGTCCCATAATCTCACCATCGACAGCTTTTGAGCCAATCGTTGGAATGCTTCTATGACGCTCATATTCGAGTACATATAAATTATTATTAGGATCAATAGCAATAACCATAATAACACTAAAATCAGAATGTTTGGTATCAATGTCTGTGGCTGGGTCGCAACCAATGAATATATTAACTGGCGTGTCTTCGCCATCGACCTTTAGATAATTAACTTCATCTTCTCGATGATAATATCCTTCATAATGTTTTACATTCCTCCTGGTCCATACAGCATCCTCCTCACTCATTACTTCCATCATATATTCTTGATAGAACTTATGAGGCTGACCAGAATCGTTATAAAACTTTTTCTTTTCTTCTAATTTAGAAGATGGGAAAAACGAATCCCAGAGAGGTGTTCCGTCCTTCTGCGTGGCTTTATACGTAATAACCTTCCATGCGAAGTCCTTCCCATCCTCGTCAGCTTTTGCGTAATTCGTCAATAAGTTATTTATAAACGAGTCGTAGTGGACTGGCGTTCCGTTAACCCGTAAGCGACCCGTGTGAGGCTCCAAAGCAGGGTAAACCACAGCAGTAACAAGATTAGCATTTTTATCACGTGCTTCTCTGGTAATCGTATTCGCTTCATGTTCAAAATCATCTAAAACTATTAAATCATATCTTTTATGCAGCTTAGCACCTCCACGTATACCAGCAACATTACTCTTGGAAATTAACTTACAACCATTACGAAGTTCTATATCTTCTTCTGTCCATTTCCTTCCTTTCATATCACCAAAATAATAACGTATACGGTCATTATAATCAATATGATGTTTAATATAATCCATGTTTCCTACTGATAACTTCTGAGTAGCCGACACCCAAGCATAGAAAAAAAAATCGTCGTCAGGACAAAATATAAAGTCTTTTAAAATAGACGCTTTTGTTAAAATGGTTTTACCGTGACCTCTGGGGATAATAATAGCTAACTGCTTAGTTTCCTTATCATCTATAAAATCAGATATCTCATAATGAAAAGGAGGCGTTTCACTACGCATAAAATCTTCGGGCAAGAAGAGCTTGCCAAAAGATATTAGGTCTTTGCTAGCCATTAACAATGCCTCTTCAGCTTCGTTTATGTTCTGTATCGTCTCCATCAGTATCTAATTCTTCTTTTAATTCTACATATTTCATATACTCAGCTTCGTTGCCCATAAAATCTACGTAAAGACGAAACATATTGCCTAGAGATGCCAGCATAGAATCTAAGTACATTATTCGGCTGTCCATATCTTTTATAGCTCTGATGAGATCATGTTTACTAACTGCCTGTTTGCGTTTTGCCATTATCAGTACCTACTATTTCTGGTATTCCCATACCTTCGATTACAGCTATGATATCTTTTAATGTCGTTATATTTTTAGATGATGGGTTTTCTATGGAAAATGTATCTAAGTTGTTCACTAAAGATTTTAATTCAATAACAGCATTTCCAAGTGACAAATCCGTTCTCGGAGGATACTTGCTCTGTATCCTACTAGCAAATTTTCTATTCCTACTTAGTCTTAGTTCACCCAACACTCAATCCCATCTTTATCAAATTCTATTGTCACCCATCCAGTCCTAACAATTGGATACATAGCATATCGAGCATAGTCCGCGTATCGCAAAAAGCTACCACCTCTTATATACCACCTTCTATGCAAAGTTTCTTCATCATCTAGTATAGCTATAGAATCTATAGGTTTAGCATATAACTGATGATTATGTCCTAAGAAGAAAACATCTCCATCACTATATACAGCAGCCATCCTGTCTAACTCCAAGTCACCATTCTTTCCACCGCTAGTACCATGACCACTTACGAGATTCCAAGTCCTGCCAGATGTTACAATCGATGTATATCCAGGCAATTCATAATAAGGAACTTGTAAAGCGTTAGCTATCCCTCTTGATATATCAAAGTCAAGAACTCTTACACTCCTTAGATAATCATGATTACCACCACGAACAAACAAACACTTATCAGCTATAGGTCTAAACAACTTTAAGAACTCTTCATACTGATCATCTGGTGACATACTCTGACCACGCTGTGGAATGTGGTAGTTTGGAGGTATACATTCTATTAAGTCACCATTACCAAACCATCTGGCAAACTTATCTTTCCTTATTACGCTTATAGCTTCTTTCAATTTCTTATGATCATGCTCGTTAGCTCCTACATGAACATCGGTAAGACCATGTATCCTTATCTTACCATTATACTCAAATGTTAACAACCCACCAGACTTCACACGAACGGAATCTTCAGTATCTACATCCTGGACTTGTGTTTCATATGGAATAGTAAAAGTGTGATTACATTCACGACACAAATGACGCTGCATCAAATCGTTATTTACATTACGACGATATCCATGTATCTTAGTGTGCATTGACGTGCAATGTGGACAAAGCATATTAATCTCCCTTTTTATTATATTTACGCTTATTCGTTTTGTTTATCTGTTCGTCTTTATCTTTCGGTTTTTCCCTCGGCTTAATCTCTTTTGAAATATCGTTTAGGGTTAATGGAGTATCTACAGACGCTTCTATTTCGTATGGTCTTTTAGCTTTCTCCAACTGTGCTGGATCGAAGCCTTCAAATAGACCAATGATGCCAGTCTCTCTCTGTTTAACTGTAATCCCTCCTATAGTGCCTATAGCTTTACCTATTTCCTTTGTAGCATTCAACACAATGTTGTCCTCCTGTGAATTGTCTACCAGGCATTTTAATTTCTCCAGTACGAACTCATGATCTAAGCCCATCGACTTAGCTACGTCTTGTACTGACTGTTCAACTTCTTTCATAACTCTCTCCTGCCTTAATAAGATCGCAGCTTTCTTCTGCGCTTTGTATGAGTCAATTTCGCTAAACGCATCCATATAGCTCCTGACTGCACCCAGACCCACTGCGATGTTAGTAGCAAATATCTTTTCTTTCTTAGTAGTAGTCTTACGTTTATACACCCTGTTCGTAGGGTTTTTAATAGTCCTCGAGAAAGTATACCTATTCGGATGTTCTGAGAAATTTGAGTCCATATAGGTTTTAGGTAGACATAGAAACGTACCAACAACAGTGCGAACATAATTTTCACAATATTTATAGTTTCTTCTGTCATTAGGATGTCTAATGTTTGACTTTCTAAGTATCTGTAAAACTCTACTATCATCTGTTATCGCCCATCCGCCTTCTCCAGCATTGCGCCAATCAGAATGTAGAACAGGTCTTGTTTTTTTATCACTGAAGTGTTTTTCAAACTCCCCTACACTATCAAATACGAAATGTTTTACTCCTTTTATTTTCTTATATTCCATATATTATTAATTTGCTTCTTCTAAATCACTACTGCTACTACTCGTATATAATTTTGACAGCTCTTTAATTTGCACAGCTAAGTTATCGATTAATTTGTATACAGGGGTAGGTATTTCGTAGACTGTGTTATCTATCTCTATTGGGGTGAGGTTATGCATACTATTACTGATCAAGTTTAGTATGGATTGCTGATCATCTTGAGATAGTTTACGCAGTATGTTGAGCTCTTTTTCCATGAGATAGACATTAATACATAATCCATTTAAATTTCAAGTATTATTTGATAATAATCGCTCCTCCCTCCTTTCCCTCCTCAGACTCCACCCATACCACCCATAGTGTACACTATATATTATTATTATTATCTTATTATATATATAATACGCACGCGCGTAGAGAGACTTGAAAAAATTACATGATTTTGATGTGTGCCTAGCACTCACACCCCATAGACATCAGAGAGAGATTGATTCTTTCTTTTTCATTAACTTCAATCAGAAAGGAGAACTATCATGATTGAATTTTTACTACCGATTGTAGGTAACCTTGTATTCAACGGTACGGCTTATGAAGGTACTCGTGAATGGAAAATGTTATTTGATGAAGCAACAGGTACGATCTACTTTAAGAGAGGTGACGGTAAGGGAGCACCCTACTTCACCTTGAACAAAGATCAGATCAAACCCTTTGTGAAATCCCTCGAAGTTTGAGGGGTTTT